GTGTCGGCTGTGCGCTATATGGTCATTTACCCCACTCCTGTGTAATGCCACGGGGGGGGTGGGCCCGTGTTTGCTGGTAAGTAGTTCGCACAAATGTTCTAAACAAATGTTTCAAACATGCGAGCGAATCAATTAGGTGAGCTCACTGATGGGTGCTGGTGGCTGGGCTGGGGTACACGGCCCCCCCTACCCCTCCCCTAGAGTTTTGTTGCCCTTACTCTGATTACAGAAAGAGTGAGTGATGGCCAGGGGTGAGTCAGGATTTCCAGCAATCACATGATCGGCTTGCCCTGTCCCTGCAGGTACTATCTCCCCACAGAGGTAACATATCCCCCCCGTTATTTTTAAGAGCGCCCTTTTCTTTTTATATTCACGGTCATAGAGGGTGGCCTTTTTCATTTGCCTTACAGGGTCTGCGTCACGCACTCTGTCACGCTGCCGTTCTTTCTTCCGGTGGCATTGTTTGCAAGTTGCATCAGGTGACAGTTGTCCACACACTATGCAGGGTTTCTGGAACTTCACCAATCGTTCTCTCTACGCCTCTGCAGGGTCCAGGAGCCTTGGCTGAAGTCACCCTCACGCTGTTTGCGTTCATAGTAGGCACGATTGTTGGGGAAGGTGCGATTGTTAGCGAAACGGTAAGCGCTGTCTGAGTGGATGGTGCTGCTGTTATCGTGTCCTGTCTTGATGTTCAGGAGGGTGATGGGGATTCCATGGTGTTCCACTCTGCGCTGGTAATCGTTGTCCTCACAGAACGCTGGATAGATCCCCTCATCGAACAGGCCCACAGTTTTGACAACCTCCTCACCCACAGTGAAGGTGTGCCAGTAAGGGAAGTCAGCAACCAAGGTGAGCTCTGAGGGTGAAGCCCACGCGAGCTTCTCCAACTGTCCAGGCTCAAACCACATGTCATTGCTTGCGAAAGTCCAACGATTGTCTAGGGGGAAGAGTTTGATGCCCAGATTCCATGACCCTGCCACACCCAGATTGGATGGCATAGGGAGATAAGTGGTCATTTCTACGCACGCTGGGACATGCACTTCCAGATCCTCATCCACCTTAGCTGCACCGTTGTCAATGATGAGCAGGTGAGCAATGGGGTAGTCAAGGCTTTGGAGCATTCTCCCCAGTAGGTCGTACCGGTTCAGGACAGGGACAATGAGGTTAGGGATCATGTCACGCCTTTGAATGTGTGGCCCTCCAGGTTGAGGTTGATGAAGGGGTTGAGTGAGTAAATGTTCACACCGTAACGCTCTTTCAACCATTGCTTCAAAATCACGGTGTGGCGATTCCAAACACCAAAACTGAAAGTTTGGGTGGGTGCTGGATAGTTTTCAACATTGCTCACATCATCAATGAAACCTGCATCATGTCCCACAATAATAATGCTTGCTGCGCCCAGGTGTGCTGCAAGATGGATAGCGCCGTGGATGCTCGAAGAGCCGTAAACAAGTTGCCCGTCTGGTGGTGGCATTTTGTAAGGATCCCAGGCGCTTCCAGGGGGGTTGTAATTATAAGCAGATGAGAGTGCAACATTGTCTGGCACTTCTCCAGGCCAGGGTTTCTGCGTGAGAGTATCCCGTTCCAGCGTTACAGCAGCAATGACACCCTCTCCAAACTCTGCGACAGCATCATCGAAGTGATAATTGCTGTAAGTGTAGAAAGATTGCAGACCAAAGATTCTGCCCACATAGTTTGCGGTGACACAGGTTTTGTCGCTGAAAAATGCTGGGTGTAAAAAGTTGAGTGATGGGCCTGAACCTAACACCCAAACAGTTTCACCCTTATGCAGGTTCTGCAGGTCACTCAGGTTCACGCTCTCCCCTGTCAAAGTAAACCCACGCCTGAATAACATTCAGGAAGTCCCTGATGCTCAAATCCTTCATCCGCTGAAAGTCAGCCTCACTAAAAGCCATCTCAGCTGCATCGAACAGAAGGAGCAGGTCTGACCCATCCTGATCGAGTTGTGCCTGCTTCAAATCCATAAGCAACTGGACAGGCAGAGTAAAAAAGTTTTTAGCGATAGCCCTGAACTCTCCTGAGACAACCTCAACCGGTGGCAGGTCCTGTGAATACATAGAAGCCATTATCCGGTCAAACTCTTGCTCATCGGTCATAACAGCTCAACCTTACCCCTGAAGGGCACACCCTTCTCCAGCTCGAAACAGGTCACTGCTGGTGTGGAGTCACCGCCGCCCCCCTGAGTTCTGGTGTACCAGTCTGAACCGTTATCCATGGTGGATGCTTGGACCCACCATCTCTCCCTGCCCTCCGCTCCTGACATTTGCTCGCATCTGTGATGATGAAAATGGCCACTGACCATAAGAGTGGCTGCCGCTAAGTAACTGTCATTGAACACAGCCTTGGACCAGAACAGTTGGAAAGCGTCAGGGCGTGCAACCTGGTGACCGTGAATCGCCCCTAGGATGTGTGAGCCGTCATCGAACACATCAAACGCGAAACCCTCCTCATGAGGTTGTGGGACCAACCATCTCTCCACAGGGAGCCCCACCTCAGTAGCGAGCCTCCTAATCTGTTGCAGGATGACAACACCCCAATCGTCTGTGCCTGGTCTCCCCACCGCTGCTTTGTTCACTCTGAACTGGCAATGGTTAGAAGCGACTGAGCCGTAAGTGAGAGGAGCATATTTGGCACACAGTTTGATAAGATCCCAGATGAGTGCCGCCGCTAAGTCTGTCTGTTGCATAGGGCTCAAGGTGTTTGTGATGAGCTGGTCCATGTCAGCTTTATTGTTTACACCCTCAATAATGTCCCCCATGTCAAGGATGATGATGTGGTCAAAGTTGCCGGTTTTCAGTCTCTGCTCAATCCGGTCATAGCTTTCATGGATCCGCCGGATTGACTCCTCATGACCGCCACGACTCCCACCCTTACCTATCTGGAAATCTGCAGGGCATATCACAAAGGTTCTAGAGTCCGAAGTTTTCCGCTTGGGAGGTTTCACCCTAGTGCGTTTCGCCTCAGCGTAAAGAGTAGGCAAATGGATGCCGGTCAGTTTCTTACGGAAGTGGAACCGGTACGCGGTCAGCCACTCCCCATCCCAGCGCTGCCATTGAGAAGTGCGTGGTGTGCCCACGATCTCATATTCATCAGGTGAGTACCCACGCTCCTCCAGGAACTCATCAAAGTTAGGAGCCTCAGGGAGCCCTTCAGTGGTCGCTGTGCCCTCAGTACCGTCAAACTCTAAACCTGGTCTGAAATGGGAAGGTGCTTGCACTTTCTTCGCCGGCTCCAGGTCCTCTAGCACGAGCACTCCCTATTCCGGTGTTTCCTAATCGGCTTCTCAGTGATAACAAAACCGCGCTGGGATAAAGCACGCCCCAAAGCGTTACCAGACCAAGCCTCATGATTAGCGAGCGCCTTCTCTAGGATGGCCCTGTCACTGTCGTTCAGTTCTTCCAGAATGGTCCTCACTTTGCACGAGGTTCTCCTCACTGGAGGCATCATGTCCTCAAGCATAGTTTCCACCTTTCCTTGAGACTGTTAGGAGTCTAACCCCTCACCACCCACAATGGGGGTAACTTTCACTGTAGCTCCAGGGTCGCGTGTGTCTGCATAACACTTCCAAGCCGTCACATGCACAACCTGATCGTCATCCACCCACACACCGGCATCAGTGAGACCGTCAGCTACGCCGCGCACGAGCTTATCCAAATCTGGGGGTTTGATAGGCCACGGTCTTTTGCTCTGAGGAATCGTGGCAGGTCTCTCCAGGTAGAAGATAACCTCAAGGGTTACAGGATCTGTGCAAGTAGCCCAGCCCTCATCCTCCATGATTGCTACAGCTGTGGAGGTGACAGCTTTCCTCCAGGCCGGCAGATACTTGCTCGCTTCAATAAAGCGCCCACCCTGAGCCCTGTTGCCACCCACATAGCGTTTACTGCCCTGGGGTGCTGGTCTGCCATACACATCAAAAGTTAGGCTCACCTAACCAGTCTACCTGGGCAAAAGAAAACCCCCACCGAAGTGAGGGTTCTCTGAGGGAGAGGCTTAGGCAAATGTTGCCTTCAGACCATCAAGGTCCTTAGCCCAAAAGCCAAACCAATCAGGCACTGGCTGGTAGCAGGCTTTGCAACCTACATAGTCAGCGATGCCAGAGGCTGATGCCTCACAGCACTGAGTGAGAGGGAACACACCAGGAAAGATGCCTTCCTCAATCTCAACAGTCACGACACCGTGAGCTGGGTGAATGATGGTGGTGCGAAGTGCTAAGTCCATGATGGACTCCTTTCCGCTGGTAGGTCCAGCGCTTGGGGTTGTGGGGTAACTCATATCTAGAGTGTATACCGCTACACACACAGAGCGCAAGCCCAAACACAAACTTTTTCAAACTATTTTCTAGGCTTCGCCAAGTTCACAATAGACAGCACATAGAAAAAAGCAGATGCCACATACCCAAACCCTGCTAGCAAACCCTCAGCCTCCCTAGCCAAAAGCAGGTACAGGGTAGCGAGAGACCCCAGAATTAGAAACCCAGACCAACGCATTAGAACGGAGCTCCCTGATCAATAGGCTCAGCCTGCCCAATCTGTGCTGTAGGCCAAGTCTCCATGATTGCAGCCTCATTCCGCTTATCAGAAGCGATAACAATAGACTCAGCCCTAACCTTCACAGCAGCACCGGTAGATCCGTCACGCTTCTGGAAAGTGTTAGTGCCAGTGATACGGCCTTTCACCGTCACCTGCTTCACATCCTCCAGAGGGGTTTTCCCATCAGTGGTCACATCGTAGATTGTCTTATCCACTGTTTCCCATGTCCCTTCAGGGGTTTTCTTTCGCACATCCACGCTCACCTTGAGAGCAGTCCCCCAAGAGAACTCCTTGACATCGTTTAGCCACCCAGTGAGCTCAATCAGAGCCTCATTCTTTACCATCGTTCTTCCTTTCTTGGTGTGATGGATTCACACAGTCATTATGCCCACAACGCCTGACACCAGGCATCACCAAAGACCCATCCTCATGGATAGGAGTGACATCATCGGCTGCAAAGTAACCAGACCAAGGAATACACTTCCCCTTTTTCGTGTGGACTGTCTGAACTTTCTTAGCCCTACAGGAGGCACAGAGAATAGTTTTCTGCCTACTCGAAGAGAGCTCCCACTCAAAACCACACCGTTCACACTGAATCACCTGCACTCAGAGACCGCCTAGCAATCTCAAGCTGTTGATCTGTGAAGTCATAGCGCCTAACTTTACCCTGTTTAGGCTTCACTGTCCTTTTCTTACGAGGTGTGTATGTTGCCTCAGGTGCAGGCACATAATCGTGGATGCGTGCCAGATAGTGCTCACGCTTCCAATAGTCCTCAGCTCTCTGGTTCAACCGTTTCTTCATCATCAACTGCTCCCACTGTCCAGGGTGCTCCATCAGCAATTTGTTTAGGTCAATGCCAAGCTCTTTGCCCCAGTCCACACTCATAACACTCTCATCTCTTGAATCGGAATCAAAAACACAGCCTCAACATCATGCTCCCCAGGCCCCCACCGGTCATTCTCCCCACCCTCACCCAACCACTTAGGTTTCACATCACACACATCAATAAACCTAGTGACCCCATCAGCCCAGCGCACAACAAAGAAAGCCGGTGCAGTCTCGCTATGAGAGATGAGATGCCTGAACTTCCTATCCACGTTCATAAACACTGTGGGGTATTGCGTAGAAGTGCAAGACCGCTGCTTCACCTCAACCCACGCCACCAGCTCACCAGCACGCTCAGCGAAGAAATCCACATGATAGTACTGAGGCAGGTGATGGAGTGTGCAATTCCATGCCTGCTCTAGGTCAGCCTTGAGCTGGTTTTCGCGTGCAATGTTCTCAGGGGTGTTGCGATCATCAGGGACCTGCTCAGGACCGTCATCCATCACTTCACCTCAACCTCAGCGAACATACCCAGCGCCTCAGTAATGCGCTTCTCACTCAGCTTTGCATAGTCAGGGTTCAACTCACACCCCACATAGTTCCTGCCAAGCTTCAAAGCAACCTCACCAGTAGTGCCAGAGCCAGAGAACGGATCTAACACAGTGTCACCCTCAGCGCTCCCAGCCTTGATACATGGCTCAATGAGTGCTGGAGGATACACAGCGAAATGAGCATCCTTGAAAGAAGCCACACTCACATTCCACACAGATCGCTTATTTTTCATTAGGTCATCCGAGCCAAACATTCGCTCACCCTTGCTAAACCTGCCTCCAGGGTAAGCCTGTTGATAGTTTTCTATTGACCTATCTCTCATCGTTGGTGTCGTTGTCGCTTGTTCTTTGATTGCTTCACTGTCGAAAAAATACTTTGGCTGTTTCGAGAACAGGAAAATATACTCATGCGATTTCGTGCAACGATCTGTGACACTCTCAGGCATAGGGTTTGGTTTCGCCCAAATGATGTCTTGCCTCAGATACCAGCCACGGTCTTGCATAGCGAACGCAAACCGCCACGGGATACCCACCAGGTCCTTATGCTTCAAACCATCACCAAGCCTGGAGAAAGTTCCCTCACGGGGGTTCCCATAACCAGCTCTCCCATTGTTGCTTGCGCGACTCAGAGAAGCACCAGCATAAGAGTCACCGAGGTTCACCCAGACAGTGCCATCATCAGCAAGCACCCTCCACACCTCATCAAAGACCTGACACAGGCTTTCAATGAACTCTGATGGGGAACCCTCTAGTCCAATCTGGTCATCGTTGCCATAGTCCCTGAGCCCCCAATAGGGAGGTGAAGTAACACAAGTCCTCACCCCCCCATCAGGTAGACCCTTCAGAGAGGACACTGCATTCCCAACCAGAATCTCAGCCCTGTTCATTGTCATCTTCTAAATAGATGATTCTGATTGTTCCCTCAGTTTTTTCTATTGGCTCACCCTGTGTCGAAACACTCAGGGAATATGGCACTAGTTCTTCTGTTTTGATTCTCATTTTATTTTCCACCTTTCATTGATTGTGTATACAAGTATGCAGATATTCAGGCGAGGTTGCAAATCCTCGGCGTGTCACTTGCAACCAAACTCCCCAGCCCTACACTCAAAATGCTCCCCAAGCTCATGCATCTGTTTCACCCAAGCACGCGCATCAGGGATCTCAGCAGGAGGCTTCAACTCCTGCTTATGAATCACAGTCTTAGGTCCCTTGAAGGTGATCGCATTCCTGCACCAAGTCCGAAACGCCGCATCCCAATCCTTGAACCGGCTCCCCTTAGCTAGGTGGAAATCTGTGAAAGCCTCCACAGTCTCCTCATAGCTGAGCACTGACCCATACTTGCTCTCAAAGGTTTCCTGGATGGAAGCCGATGGGGTGTAGTTGTCAGGGATTGA